CTATGCTGCTAATCCGCCCTTTAATGGATTGAGTATAACGGCGTTTTGCAGATAATCTGGTGACAGGTGTGCATAAGCCATTGTTTGCTGGATGTTAGCGTGTCCAAGTATCTGTTGTAGGGCGATAATATTCCCGCCGTTCATCATAAAATGGCTGGCAAAAGTGTGCCGTAATACATGGGTCGCCTGACCGCGTGGCAAGTCTGGTTTTACCATCCGTAGCGTTTCACAGAATTTCCCGTAATCCACTTTGAAAAGCTTCCCACTGGCATTTGTCTTCACTTCTTCCTCCAACTCTGCGGATATGGGGATGGTGCGTTTCTTGCCATTCTTGGTTTCTAAAAAGGTGACGCGGTTATTCACCACTTGAGCGGCGGTCAGCGTGCTGACTTCTCCCCATCTTCCGCCGGTGCTTAAACACAGCAAGGCGATAAGCCGTTCGTCGCCAGATAACACCGCTAGCAACCGATTAATTTCTTCTGCATCTAAAAACGTCATACCCGGATTCTTTTCAGCTAATGGCGGCAAACCATGCAGCGGGTTTTGCCCTGAAAATTCTTCAATCTTTATCAGCGCAGAAAACATTCCTGAGAGCCGATAGAGATCGCGATTTATCGTGGCGGCACTAATTCCATCAGCCAGACGCTGGCTGCGGTGCTCCATCAATTCCCGTTTAGTCAGTTGACTCACCGCTTTGTCCCCTAATGCCGTTAGGGTTTTCATCAGGTGACGCTTTTCAATTGTGCCGTTCTTGAGATTCTGGCCGTGATACAACCACCATGTTTCAACCAAATCACTTAACAGGCGGCGGTCTAACCGTTTGTCCGACCACTCTTTTTTATTGGCGTTAACTATGACATATCGCTCAAAAGCGACTGCCTCGGTCTTTCTGTCAAATCTCCTACGAATGCGACGTCCTTCGCGTCCGCAAGGTCTAATGTCCACTTCAAAACGACCATCATCGAGCTTCTTAATCGCCATAGCGAAGCCCTCCGATGTAGCAGCCTGCGTTAAACCACAACCAGTCTGCATATTGATAACAAATATCTAACCAATTCTCTTTTCTTAGCGGTCTGAGGTGGTTTTCTCTGGCCCACTGTGCGCGATGGCTGGTGCTATTTGTCCCGCTTCTGGAACGGTCTTATTAGTCATCAGCCATAGGGTATATTTTTCGAATAAGGGGTTCGATGTGAGTTGCAAAATGGTGTTTAAACTTGGCTCAGCATGATCTCCTTCATAATTTTTTAGGGTACTTAATGGAATGCCGGTGATTTGACAAAACTTAACCTGAGTTAATCCTTCTGCTTGCCTTATCGCCTTTACTTTTTTGGACATGTTCATTGACAAGGTTCCATGAGTAAAACTAAACTCACCGCGAAAGGTTCCATTTGTAAAACCTTTCGGGACACACCAACCACACCGCGAATGTTCCCTAACGGTCTGTAGGGGGTTGGTTAACAGGAGGTTAGCACAGATGAAAGTTGAAGATTATGTGATTCGATATCCACTCGATGCAGTTCACGAATCTAAGTTCGCTGAATTGATAGGGAAGTCGGAAACTGCGGTAAGAGAAATGACCAAAAACAGTAAGTTACCTGTTATTGAGTTACGCGATCCAAGCAAAGTTAATGCCCGCGTGGGTGAGAAGTGGATTTACATTCCTGAGTTCAATCGAGCAGTCAAAGAGGCTTTTTATCTCCGTCCAATTGAGCAGCGTGATGCATGGCTGTTATGGATGGGTCTATAGCTTTAATAGTGCAAAGGATTATTCAAAAGGATGTGGAAAATGACAGTTGTTACTCTTGAGTTGACGCGCAAGTTGCCTGCCGGATTGCGTCACGTTATCGCCAACCATTTAGCATTGCCGCGTTGGAATGAGACTTGTAACTTTTATAACTGCATGAGTGAGCGCGAGCGCTTGAGCCTCTGTTTTCATGCACAGCTAAAGCAGCGCCATTCGGTGATGAAGTTGCAGGAAATGAATGATAATGAGCGCGAACGCATGGTGCGTGCGCTTGGCGAATTAAGCGCTACCTTTGCCGAATGCCGTAAAGAGCGTATTGATGACGTGGGATTGGTTGGCCGTTTAACCATGAGCCAGCGTAAAACATTATTTTTTCATGCGCAGTTAACCGAAAAAGAATTTAATCAGCCCTATTGGTATTTAAATGATGAGTCATGTTTATGGCGTGAAAAACTATTCCGTGCTTTACGTGAGTTATTGAGTTTATTTAAGCAGCCGCCCACGGTATTAACCGCAGTGAAGCCCGAACAATATATCCATTAATATGCCCGTCATACTTCAAGCTGCATGTGTGTTGGCTACGTTCAATAACCCGAATCACTTACTTATGTAAGCTCATCGGGATTATCTCGCTTGCCGCCTTCCTGCAACTCGAATTATTTAGGGTATATGCACAGAGCTATTTATTGTGTCGGGCTTTTTATTACCTGAGGTTTGAATGAGCCTTACCCGCATTAGGGGGCGTATTGCCCCCACACCGCCCCCCTCATTCATCTCTAAAAAAGCAGCGCCATTTGTTGGCGTTTATAGCTGGAATGCGCCGCGCACAGCCATCGGTAAAGAGAGGCAACTGACCCGTGATGAATATTATCAGGGGCAAGATGCTTTGCGTAAAATCAGCGCGCTCCCGCGTTTTATTGGCGGGATATTTTCTGGCCGCCACGCCTATCTGCTAAAAACCTCAGGTTTACTGACCGCTCACCGTTTTTTATTAACTGTTTTTATGCCGCGTATTTGGCCGCGTATCACCAAAGTTAACGCTAAGTATGAAATGAAATTAAGCGGTTATGCCTATGGCCTTTTTATCGGTGAGGCGAGCCAATATTCACGTTTGCCAGGGCTACACGATAAAGATCTCAAAAGATTGGCCGGTAACATTTCCGCGATCCTGTTTGCGGCTTATGAAAATGCCTGTGACCAATATGTCAGCGAACATAATGGCGATAAAAAATCATTATTTAGCGATAAAGCGCAGGCCAAAATTTATGGGCTGGTGGCGGGGGCGGCGCGCTTATTGAATATTACCCCTAAATACTGGAGGCGTTATTGCAAGGGCGAGCTGGATAGGCAGCATGCGCTGCGCGGCATTATGCGTTTAGTGAATGATGAGTGGTGGGTACGCAAGCTTAAAGCACTGCGGATGCAGTGGCGCGAAGCTTTGCTGATTGCCGCCGGTGAGGTTAACTTTCAGCGTTCGGAATATGCCAGCAAGGTCGCCATTCGTGATGTTCATTCCCGCCGTTTAGCCAATCTGGAATACCTGAAATCGCAACAGTTGGAGAATGTTGAAACTGGCGAACGTTTTGACCTTATCGATAAGGTTTTGGCGAGTATCTCTAATCCCAAAATTCGCCGCATGGAACTAATGAGCAATATCGCTGGAATCGAGGGATTTGCCGCCAGCCAGCATCATTGTGGACTATTTATCACCCTCACCACCCCATCGAAATATCACCCTACACGTCAGGTTGGCAATAAGGCTAACCGGCGTGTGCAGCTTAACCATAAGTGGGATGGCGAGGCGTATTCACCCAAGGACGGTCAGCGTTATTTGTGCGGTATCTGGAGCAAGATGCGCACCGCGTTTAAAGACCGCGAGCTGAAAGTTTATGGGATGCGGGTGGTCGAGCCTCATCACGATGGAACCCCGCATTGGCATATGTTGTTGTTTTGCCATCCCAAACAGCGCAGTGCAGTGATCGCCGTCATGCGCAAATACGCGCTGAAAGAAGATGGCGATGAACGCGGAGCCAAAGAGAATCGGTTCCAGTGCAAGCATATGTATAAGGGCTGCGCGGCGGGATATATCGCTAAGTATGTTGCCAAGAATATCGACGGTTATGCGTTGGAGGGGGAAGTTGATTTTGAAACTGGCAAGCCGTTATCTGACGCTGCCGCTGCGGTGACCGCGTGGGTGTCTATTTGGCGTATTCCGCAATTTCGCCCAATTGGTGTGCCAACCTTGGGCGCATACCGCGAGTGCCGCAGCCAAAGTTTGCGCGGCATCAGTTTAGCCAAAAGTTTTGATCAGAGGGTCGAGGCTGTTCGCGCCGCCGCCGATGCCGGTGATTTTGCCACTTATATTGCCGCTCAAGGAGGAGCCAATGTGCCGCGTGATGTACAGACCGTGCGAGTGATGCGTGAGGTTGCCGCAGAGCTGAATGAGTATGATGAGGAGGTGCAGAAAGTGGTCGGTATTTTCGCCCCGCATCTGGGAACTGATCATGTTCATAAAACCCGCGAGACCCAATGGCGCATTGTGAGCAAGGCCGTCGATGTTGATTCTTTGACGTTAAAAAGCGCCCCCAGCGCGCCTCGGAGTTCTGTCAATAACTGTGGGGAGGGGCAGCACAGTTACGGCGAAGAAACAGCGGTTACAGCGGCTGAGTACGCCGCAGCGGTGATGAAATTGATTGAGAATGGGGATGTCGGGTGCACAAAGGTTTATGGTGTATCTGTGGGAGATCGAGGTGTGAAAGGGGAAGAAAGAAGAGATTTAGAATGAATGACAAGAGGAGTTGTTTACTAGGCTTGGGTTGTAAAATGCTTATTCTTGACAACAAGGTATAATGCATACAAAATAAACTGTATATAAAAACAGTGCTAACGCACATTGATACTTGGCTATCATGAAGCTAAACAAAGGGGCTGATGTAAAAAACTTATCTTCGTGTTATAACAAAATGATTAATATTGACATTTTATATAAAGGTAGAGAAGCAATGGAAGATAAAATGGAAAATTTAATTAAGTTACCTAAAGATGAGGATGATAAGTTTGCTAATTTCATCAGAATTAATAGAGGGCTTTTAATTTCCTCTCCCAAAATTACGGCAGAAAAAGCTACCAATCATAATAGTGATTTTATTTTGGGTCTTATTGATGGTGGACAAATAACACGTGCCATTATAGAGCTCCGTGAGCTTGCTTATGATGAGTTTTTGAAAGAAGAGTCTATTTTTAATTCTGTGATATTAAAAGAGATTGGGAAAAAATTTGATGCACCCAGAATACGTTTAGATGCGCTTTGCCAATATCTGTCAAAAGTTGATACATCGGACTTTGTTGTTTTAAAAGATAGTATCACAGAAATTTTTGGTAGTTATTCTGGATATATTAGTCCATATATATATCAGTTATGTTTAAGCAACACCCAATCTCGCCGTTCTCGAGCAGGTAAAGTATTTGAAGGTATTATTTATTTCTTATATGATCATTTTAATTATCCTTATGCATCACAAGCAAGTATTGGAAAAAAGACGTTTTCCGAACTGGGTTTAGGTAAAGTTGTTGACTCTATTCTACCTAGTGTAGATGCGTTTAATCAGCGTAGGGATAAAACAATTGTCGGGACAATGAAGACAACGTTGCGAGAGCGCTGGCAAGAAGTAGTTGAAGAGGTGGCAAGATCTAATTTGCCTAATATTCATTTACTTACTGTAGATGAATCAATAGCTAGCTCAAAAGCAGAGCAAATGGCGAAACATAATATTGTTCTTGTTGTACGAAACGATGTAAAGAATAAAGATGAAATGAAAGATAGAAGAAGTATAATCGATTTTGAGACATATTTTTTGAGTGAACTACCTGAAACACTGAAATTTTGGAGTTAGATAATGGTGAAGGTTATAGATCTTTTTGCTGGTATTGGTGGCATAAGGTTAGGATTTGATCTCGCTTTTGGTGGGATTGATTGCGTATTTACATCTGAAATAGATAAATATGCTAAAATAACATACTCCACTAATTTTGGTGAAGAAAACCTTCATGGAGATATTACTCAAATCTCTGAAAAAAATATTCCAGATCATGATGTTTTATTAGCTGGGTTCCCATGCCAACCATTTTCTCAGGCCGGCCTTAAAAAAGGGTTCTCGGATACTCGTGGGACTTTATTTTTTGATATCGAGAGAATTCTCATTGAAAAAAAACCATCTGCATTTTTATTAGAAAATGTGAAGCAATTAAAAGGGCATGACAAAGGGAAGACTTTAAACGTCATATTGAAGCATCTTAGGCTGGCGGGTTATAACGTTTTTTATGATGTACTTAGAGCTCGGGATTTTGGTGCTCCGCAAAATAGGGAAAGGATATTTATTGTTGGTTTTTTAGATCACTCTGTGAATTTTTCGTTTCCCGAACCAACATCTATCGATGTCAAAGTTGGCGATATTTTAGAATCATCAGTGGATGAAAAATATACTATATCAGATACGCTATGGTTAGGCCATCAAAGAAGAAAAACTAATAATAAGCTTAATGGGAAAGGTTTTGGTTATGGCCTATTTAATAAAGAATCACCATACACAAATACTATTTCAGCACGTTACTATAAAGATGGTAGTGAAATATTGATTGAGCAGTTAGGAAAAAATCCTAGAAAACTAACACCTAGAGAGGCCGCTAGATTGCAAGGTTTCCCTGACTCTTTTAGTATCGTGGTCTCCGATACGCAAGCCTACAAACAATTTGGTAACAGTGTTTGTGTACCAGTGATTGAAGCTGTTGCAAAAAAAATGCGTTTTGCTATCGAACAATCGGAACTTAGTAAAGAATGTAAATCATTTAAAGTAGCATCTTGACCTATTTTTAACCAAACCATTAATAAAGGCACCTAAACAGCGCCTTTATTAACTTAGGACGCTATTTTTTAAATCCTAAATATTCCTATTACATCATGTGTTATTCAATGATTTATTTTTATATCAAGTGGTTACTGATCTTGTGCATACTTTTATATATTTTTTCGGCTCCATTTTTTGTTGATGCATTTTTAGTAAATTAGCTATTAGATTTATTGAGTGGCAGAAATAATATTTTTTTTGCGTGGCGAGATAGAGTATATTAGCCATGAAATTATAGAATGGGATCGCTTTTTTTCGCTAGTAAAAGTGCAGCCAGTGTCTTTATCTCTTTAATAATTGACTATTCATCGTTCCCATTTGTTATTTTTTCTTGTTCTTTCAGAAACAATGACTGATGTCACTCCTAAGCGTTCTTTAAATGATACCATTGGCTCTGGCACTAATTTTAGTATGAACTATCCGATTATAAAAATCAGAACCCCAAAAATAACAGTTAAGAATATGCTCATTTTCTCCTATTTTAAATATGAAGAAAATATCTTTTGGAATCAATTATAGTATTTAACTCTACACATTTACGCATGATAACGCATAAGTTTTAGGATGTAGCGTATATGGATGTACTTGTTACTGTTAGTGGGATATGGCAATAATGCACCTGCACAAAAACCGTCCCATAAAGCGGGCAGGCGTGGCGGGGATAGCATTGCGCGCGCGGGGTGTTTTAGGTTGGGGCAGAGCGCCTGAGCAGGTCGTGGTGCTGATGCAGGCGTGCTGATAAGTGTTGATGCGTTTTTTGTCTCAGTAGTCTGCGATTGCCGCTCCAGCGGCACGTATGACAGCCGCAAAAAAGCCGCCAAGCTGAAGTGAACCCCCTATGTTGGGGACTTTATCTGGCGGCGATTATTTGTCGCGATGGGTTACTTGTTCTTCGGTAGTTCGTAAGGTTTAAAGCGCACCACCTCTTGGCCTAGCCAGTCGTTCACCTCTTTGATTCGTTCCTGTAACGGCGTCAGTTCGTTACGCACAAACACCTGTGCGGCTTTGACCACATCGCCGAAACCGCCGGTATTATGTGGGAGCACGCCCATCATCTGAGGTGGCACGCGGTGCGCACTGAGCAGGTCGTCGCGGGTGGCATTCTTGATGTTGAAGAAATCGTCTTTTGTCGCCACTTCACTCAGCGGCACTATCTTGATCCCGTCCGGCTTGCCATTCGGGGCGTAGAAAAACAGATTTTTAAAATTCCCCAATCCTTTCGAGCTGCGCATCGCTTCGCGCAATGCTTCCACATCGGTGTTACTTTGTGCCGCATCAGTCACATACATGATGTAACCGGCGTGCGCGCCGTTCTGATAATACTTGCGGCGAAATAGCGTGGCAGCTTCATTAAGCCAGGCTGAGTTCAGCGAACTCATATATTCCGGCAGGCCGTACAGCTCTTGATTAATATCCGGTTCAATCAAATGGAATACTGAACGCGGTGCAAAACGGTGTGGCTCTTTGAACGACTGCACGAACCAATAAACCTCTTTCTCGATGCCCCGCCGGGTATATTTTGCCGGTGAGCACTCCAGCCGCAAAACCTCTTCCAACTGATTAAATCGCTTTTCTAAGAAAGCATTACCAAAGACTAAATAATCCAGCACATAGCGGCTAAATACCTGCTGGCTCAATAGCGGATGTGGGATAAAGGTGCTGGCAAGAATATTGCGCTTAACGTAAATCGGCGAGCTGTGATGCACGGCAGCGCGTAGGCTTTTTGCCAGTCCGGCAAAGCTCACTGGCGGCTCTAACCATTTGCCGTTACTGATGCACTCGGCGTAATCGAGGATGTCGCGGCGATCCAATACCGCTGACGGTTCGCCAAAGGTAAAAGCGTGTATCGCCTGATCGGGCTTTTTTGCCATCGCCTTGGCGCGTTGATTTTTGCGTTTACTCATCAGTTAAATTCCAGAATCGACGGGGTGACATTGCCGTTTCCGGCGGTGAGTGGCTCGTTAATCATGGCGTGCATCGCCGCCCAAGCGAGATCGGCGTGACTGACTTCCTCGCTGCGGCTGGCCTCATAGGTGGCGCTGCGACCACTGGCGGTCATGGTCTTGCGGATAGCCATAAATGACAGCGTAATGTCGGTATAGCTGATGTCGTACTCCAGTCGCCCGGTGGTGATCAGGTCTTTCGCTTTCAGCACCATGTTGGTTTTGACTTCGGCGCTATAGCGAATTTCTCGCGCTGCGGGGAAGAAGTTGCGCACCAACTGATACACCCCTTGCCCGATGCCAGTGGCATCAATCCCGATATATTCCACGTTATATTTTTCGGTCAGTTTCTTGATGGATTCCGCCTGATCAGCAAAGTCCATGCCTTTCCACTGGTGGCGCTCCAGAATGCGAAACTTGCCACCTGGCACCCACGGCGGAGCCATCACCACACAGCCTGCGCTGTCACCGGTGTGCGAAGGGTCGTAACCAATCCACACCGGACGATAGTTGAATGGCCGCTCAGCGAATGGCGCAAAGTCTTCCCATTCCACCAATGAATCGACCATGCAGGCTTGCAGCTCTTCGAACGGGAATACCGAGGCTTTATCATCAACAAACTCACACAAAAACAGATTACGAAAATCAGCAGCGCTGTTCTCACGCCTTAACTGCTCGATATCAAAGCGGTCACAGCCGCCAGCCAGTGCATCCTCGATGGTGACAATTTGCCGCCACTGGCCGTCGCCGCACACCGCACCCCCCGCCAGCGCTCGGTGGCTGACATCTAGCTCAATACATTCGCTTTTATCCTGACGGCCTTTGTTGAACAGCTCACCTGACCAGAACTGATACGCGCCGTGGGCGAGGCTGGAGGGGGTCGAGAAATAGGTGGTTCGCAGATGTTTTTGTGACGCCATACCGGAGGCCACTTTGCGTAACTTTTGGAAGTTGGGTATCCAGAAATACTCGTCCACGTACAAATCGCCATTGTGGCTCTGTGCGGTGTTGGAGTTGGTGCCGAGGAAAATCAATTTTGCGCCATTGTTGCCGAGCACGATGGGATCGCCGCTCAGCTCAACGCCCACTTCTCGGGCAAAGTTGATGATGTATTCACGGAATACATAGGCTTGAGTCTTACTGGCGGAAAGGAAGATTTGATTACAGCCACTTTCCAGTGCCTTGAGCAGCGCTTCACGCGAAAAGAAAAACGTCGCTCCAATCTGGCGCGATTTGAGTATGTCGCGGATACGGTGCTGCAAGCCCATCTGATACCAGTGCTTTTGATAGGTAAAAGATTGTTGGCAGAAAATCGCTTTCAGTTCGGTAATAGCTTCCTCGCTGAAAGTGTTCTTTTTCGGGGCCTTGCGCTCGCCTTTGTTGCGGTTGCGCACCTTTGGATTGAGATCGGCCTCATTACCGGTTTGGCTGTAGCGGTTGACCCGCGCCAGTCGCTCAATCTGGCGGCCTAACAGGTCTATCTCTTTGTAATCGCCGCCCTCTTTTTTAGCCTTGGAAATCAACTGAATTAATCGGGCCTCAATGCTGGCTTCGACGCGAGAAATTGGGTGGATGGCATCCCATTTGTCGCGCCGCTTCCAACTGTCCACCGTGGGTCTTTTCAGGTTCAGCGTTTCCGCTATCTGACGTGAAGAAAAGCCCTGCCAGTACAGCAATGCGGCCTGTCGTCGCGGGTCATGCAGTAGTGAAATATCGGTTGAAATAGTCATGGTTGCCTCGCGCAATGTTTAACGAGAGCAACGCTACGCAAGCTAAGCGGGGCACGCCTTAGGTGGCGGTTGTGTGGTCGGTTATCAGACAGTGATAGATGGCGATGTGGCGGCAGGGTGAGGAAACTAACCTCAGACCCACACCACTCAGGACACCTGAATAATGGCAAAGAAAGTATCGAAATGGTTTCGCATCGGCGTCGAGGGTGATACCTGCGATGGTCGAGATATTGACGGTAATGATATTCAACAAATGGCCGACAGCTTCGACCCGCGCGTTTATGGCGCTCGTATTAATTTGGAGCACATCAAAGGGTTATATCCTGACGGCGATTTTAAACGGCTGGGCGATGTGGTGGCATTAAAAGCCGAGAAGATTGAGGACAACTCTATCCTCAACGGCAAGCTGGCGCTATTTGCCAAACTGACCCCCACGGAGCCGCTTGCTGATATGGTGGCCGCCAGCCAGAAGATTTACACCTCGATGGAGATTCGCCGCAATTTTGCCAACACCGGCAAAGCCTATCTGGTGGGGCTGGCGGTCACCGATGACCCCGCTAGCCTCGGCACCGAAGTGCTGGCGTTCAGCGCCAAGGCGAAAGTGAACCCGTTCGCCGGTAAAAAAGACCACCCTGATGACTTGTTTTCCGTCGCCACACTGGCGGAACTGGAATTCGAAGATGCTCCCGACACCTTACTCAACAGCCTGACCGATAAGGTCAAAAACATCTTTAGCCGCAAGCAGGCCAGCGACGATGCGCGTTTTCACGATGTGCATGAAGCGGTGACCGCCGTGTCCGAACAGCTACAGAGCAACGGTGAAAGTGTTGAGCAACGTTTTGCCGCCCTTGAACAAAAACTCCAATCGCTGACTGAGCAAGCCAGCGCCGATCAACAAGCGTTCTCCATTTTGAAAGGCCAGCTCGGTAACAGCGAAAGCTTTAGCCAGCAGCGCCGACCGCAGGCCAATGGCGGCAATGGTGAAGAGATGCACCTGACCAACTGCTAACCGTAGCGCGCCCGCCAGACCCTACTTGATGGAGAAAATGATGCGCCCGAACACTCGTTTTAAATTTAATGCTTTCCTGAGCCAAATTGCGCGGCTAAACAGTATCGACGTCGGCGATATTGATAAGAAATTCAACGTCGAGCCATCGGTGACGCAAACCTTGATCACCACGGTGCAAGAGAGTTCCGACTTCCTGACCCGCATCAATATGGTGCCAGTGGATGAGCAGACCGGCGAAAAGATTGGCCTGGGTGTCACCGGCTCTATCGCCAGCACCGCCGATACCGACAACGGCGGCGAGCGCCAGACCGCTGATTTTGCCGCACTGGAGTCACGTAAATATCAGTGTGAACAGGTCAATTTTGACTTCCATATGCGCTACAACACCCTCGACCTGTGGGCGCGCTATCAGGATTTCCAAATCCGCTTACGCAATGCCATCGCCAAACGTCAGGCGCTGGATTACATCATGGTTGGATTTAATGGCATTGCGCGTGCTGCCAAATCTGACCGCAGCAAAAATCCGATGTTGCAGGACGTGGTGGTCGGTTGGCTACAAAAGCTGCGCAATGAAGCCCCTAAACGGGTGATGGACAGCTACACCCGCGAGGACGGCACGGTCTCTGACCTCATTCGCATCGGCAAAAATGGCGATTATGCCAACCTTGATGCGGTGGTGATGGATGCCACCAACAGCATGATCGAGCCGTGGCATCAGGAAGACCCTGATCTGGTGGTGGTCTGTGGCCGCCAACTGCTGGCGGATAAATATTTCCCGCTGGTGAATCAGGAGCAGGCCAGTACCGAAGTTCTGGCTGCCGATGTGATTATCAGTCAAAAACGCATCGGTAACTTACCGGCGATTCGGGTGCCGTATTTTCCCGCCGATGCCATGCTGATCACCCGTCTGGATAACCTGTCGATCTACATCATGGACAGCGCCCATCGCCGTCACATTGAAGAAAACGCCAAGCGCGACCGGGTGGAAAACTATGAGTCATTGAAAATTGACTTTGTGGTTGAGGACTACGGCTGCGCCTGCCTGATTGAGAATATTCAAGTGGGCAGCTTTGAGCCGCCAGAAACCCCAGTTGCGGACCAAAACGCAGAGCAGAAAACGGAGGCGTAGCCCATGTCCAGCCCTGCACAGCGTCACATGATGCGGGTATCCGCAGAGCAGGCGGCGCAGCGCGGCAACACCGTGTTACGCCATGCCAGCGGCTACGAGCTAATGCTGATGAGATTGTCCGGCGATATGCGCATCTTGAAAGGTGTGCGATCGGTCGAGCGCAAAGCGGTGCTAAAGCGCGGCATGTTGCCAGAGTACGCGCCGTGGGTCGCCGGTGTACTGGCCGAAGGGCGCGGTGCGCAGGATGCAGTGCTGATGACGGTGATGGTGTGGAAGCTCGACGCCAATGATATTGCCGGTGGGCTGGCTATCGCCCGTTATGCCTTACAGCACCGGCTTGCCATGCCGAGCAAACACAACCGACCAGCGGCCTATTTTTTGGCGGAAGAAGTGGCTATTGCTGCCGACCGTTTGCGCAGTGCCGGTGAGCCTGTTGAGCCAGCGCTGTTACTTGAAACGATGGCACTGACTGACACCGCTGATATGCCAGACAAGGTGCGTGCCAAGCTACATAAAATCACCGGATGGGTGCTGCGCGATGCGGCTCAATCGGTGCAAGCGCTGGCGCATCTTAAGCGCGCCATGCAACTCGACCGGTTGGTCGGAGTGAAAAAGGATATTGAGCGGTTGGAACGTGCGCTTAACGCTGCCGCTGCCTCGCCCCCGAAACGGCAAACTACGGCGAAGGCCACACAACGCAGGCGAACACCGGCTAAACCGGCGGCTCGCTCGCGGAACAAGGCGGTGCCAAGCATCAGTCAATAACAGAACGCGCCCTGCGCTGGGCGGCACGCAGATAACACCGGTTTTGCCTGGCTTGATCTCTGCGTCCACCGCCCACCCATTACAAGGATTTGTCATGACGACGATCATCATCCCTGCTCTTGAACCGCGCGATGCGGTGATTAAAAACACCTGGTTTTGGCCGGATATCGATCCGCTACGTATCCGCGAGCTGATGCGGTTGGAGCATAGCGTGACCCCCGAGCGCTTGCGCGAAGCTATCCGCATGGGGATGGCGGAATCCAACGCTGAATTACATCAGTTTCGTGCGCACCATATCGCCGCTGGTTTCACCTGTTTGGCTGAGGTTCCCGCCGAGAAAATCGATGGGGAAAGTGAGAAGTGCTTCCACTACCAGCGCGCGGTGTCGGCCTTTGCCAGTGCCAGCCTGTACGAGCGCTATCGCGGTTACGACGCCAGTGCCAAAGGTGACAAGAAAGCCGATGCCGCTGAGTACACCGCCGATACTTTGTGGCGCGATGCCCGTTGGGCCATCAGCCGCTTGCAAGGCTGCCCGCGTGCCATCATCGGGCAAATCTAATGCGAGTTATTGCCGCGCAGGGGGACACTCTCGACGCCCTCTGTTTTCGCCATTATGGCCGTACTGAGGACGTGGTCGAGAGGGTGCTTGCCGCCAATCCGGGGTTAGCCGAGTTGGGTGTCATTTTGCCGCATGGCATTGGCATTGAGCTACCTGCGATTAACACCGCACCGCAACGGGAGAGCGTCAATCTATGGGACTGAATATGGAGCGAACCAGCTCGACACTGGCTTATTTGGCTGCCGCTGTCTTGGCAGGTATTGGCGCGCTGACACCGCAGGATATCGCCGTGCTGATTGGTGCCGGCGTGGCGGTCGGCACCTTCTTCGTCAACTGGTACTACCGCCGCAAAAGTTACCGCCTGTTGGAACGAGCCGCCCTCGGCAGGAAGGTCTTTGATGAATTCCATCGCTAAGCGTTGCAGTGTCGCCGTGGTGTTAGCGCTGGTGGTTTTATTGCCTCATTATCAGCAATTAAAAACCTCACCTGAGGGGCTGGAGCTAATCGCCAATCTGGAGGGGTGCCGCTTAGAGGCTTATCCGTGCAGCTCGGGCGTGTGGACATCGGGCATCGGTCACACCGCCGGAGTTAAACCGAGTAACCGCATCTCTGAACGTCAGGCCGCCACCCATCTGTTGGCTGATGTGCTGTGGGTTGAAAAGCGGCTTGCGGTCTGTCTGCCAGTGAAAATGCCACAACCGGTGTATGACGCGGTGGTCAGCTTTGCCTTTAATGTTGGCACCGCTGCCGCTTGCCGCTCAACGCTGGCGACCTTAATCAAACGCCAACAGTGGCGCGCAGCTTGTCAGCAATTGCCGCGCTGGTCATACGTTAACGGCGTATGGAGTCAGGGCGTGAACAATCGCCGTGCCGCTGAACTGGCGCATTGCCTCAAGGGAACGCAATGAAAACGCTGATGATATTGCTGCTGCTGGCGGTGATCGGGTTGTGGTGGATGAGCCGTGAGAATCGGGATTTATCGCGGGGTCTTGGCAGCGCTAACCTCCTGATCACCTTGCAGGAAAAAGACCTCAGCCGCGCCAGAGACCAGCTCAGAGCGCTCAGTGAAAATGCCCGACGCAATGAGTTAGCGCAGCTTGCATTGCGCCAACAGCTCGCCGCCGCACAGCAACTTAGCCAGCGCCGCAACCAACGGATGACAAGGTTACTCAATGAAAATGAAACTCTGCGCCAGTGGTATCAGTCTCTGTTGCCTGATGACATTGCCCGCTTGCACGCGCGCCCCGGATTCGATAATCCCACCGATTACCTGCGCTGGCTGTCCGAGAGTAGCGAGTTGCCGTATACCGGCCAGCCAGCCCAAAACTAACGGCGATCTCAGCGAAGATACTCGCCAGCTAGAGCGCGCATTGGTGAGCTGTGCGCTACAGATTGAAACCATTAAACAGTGTCAGGAGTCGCATGATGTTAAAGCCGAAAAGCCTGCGTAGTGCGTTAGAGCAGGCCGCGCCAGCACTGCGTAACAACCCGGATATGCTGCGGGTGTTTATTGATAACGGCACCATTGCCACCACACTGGCCGCCTCTTTATCGTTCGAACATCAATATACCCTTAACCTGATAATTACCGACTGGTGTGGTGAGCTGGATTTGCTTATCGTGCCGATAAATGCATGGTTACGTGAAAATCAGCCGGACATAATGACCACCGACGAGGGTAAGCGGCAGGGTTTTAGCTATTTTGCCGATCTGAATAATAGCGGCAGTATTGATATTAGTTTTAGCCTCAGGTTGACCGAGCGGGTTATCGTCAAACAGGTAGATAAAGCGCTGCATATTAAGCATCTGGATGAACCGCTGACCCCAATACCCACAGAGCGGCCAACGGATCTCTATATCAACGGCGAGTTAGTGAGCCAGTGGGATGAGTGAATTAACCCATTTTGAGCAACGCCTCGCCGGGCTAATTGAGAAACTGTCACCGGCCAGTCGTCGCCGACTTGCCGCCAACATCGCCAAACAACTGCGTATTAGCCAGCAGCAACGCATCAAACGCCAACAAGCCCCTGACGGCACGCCTTACGCCGCGCGAAAAGCTCAACCGATCCGAGGAAAAAAAGGCCGGGTGAAACGGGCTATGTTCGTCAAGCTACGCACCAACCGCTATATGACGGCCAAAGGCACACAGGAGGCAGCAACCGTGGCATTTGTCGGGCAGGTACAAAGAATGGCGCGGGTGCATCAGGAAGGGGGGAGGGATAGGGCGGGGAGGTTGGGTCGAGAAGTACGATATGAACGACGTGCTTTAGTAGGTGTTAGTTCAGCAGATTACAAAATAATTCAAGATACAATAATTACGTTAATTAGCTAATAGTGATATGAGAACTTAAGTTATCGGTGTTTTGCTCAGCGTTAACTAATCCACAATCTTGGTTGCGTTGAGTCGAAAGTGGTTATGCCGATTTCAGCGATTCGATCAGAGGCGGAAATGATTGCAAGAATTTTGCTAGCAGGATCGATGCTAAGTGCATTGGGATTCCAATGCGAGATTTGTTGCTCGTTTAGCAATAGCGCATCCCAAGGTTTGACTCCACCGTGACCAATACCGCCTAATGCTAACGTATCGACGAAGTGTTTTTGCAGATCATCGTAAACCTGAACCCGGCCTACTGAAAGCATACCTTTCGCCAAAATTTTGGCACCGTATATAGTCTGGTGGTTATCGCAAACAACGTGCTTGTGCCAGTTAAGTAGGAAAGCATAAATCGTTCGAGCTAAGGCTCTTTGCTCTTTTGACGGGTGAACGTATGCCCCTTTAATCTGCACACCAATATCGTTTCCTGATTGAGTACGAAATTGGAAATCTTTATAGACGAACCGAGCACTGTGCTTATAGGCGTCATCGCCTTCGTCTTCAACGCCTAACCCGCGAATATGGTCGATAATATCGGCGTCATTAGCACCGAACTGACGCATATCAATGGCGATTTCCTGAAGCCAATCGTTATCATCACCGCCGATAATAGCCGCAGTAAGGCAGTATTGGTATTTGTCAGGGGAGTTAATCAAAGTCCATTCGGTGAGACGAATAAGGCTGAAGTCCGGGGAAATTAAGTAGCCCACCCGAAGTTTATCGCGGGAATCACATTCAGGAAATTTACTGAGGTCTTTTGAATAACCAACAATTATCGAAGGTGCCATTGATTAGCTACGCGCTTTTCCATAGAGGATTTAGTGCGCACCAGACTAACATCAACACTATATTTATTCTTCAGAAATTTGGCGAGGTTACGCTCAATTTCGTCAAATACTTCCTCTTCCGAATCGACCACTTGAGGATACTGTGTTTCCGGCATAACGACAAAGCGTAAGCGATTGTTCAGCACAATCAATTCAGCAAAAGGCTTAACGGAAAAAGTAGCGTCATCAACATCACTTTTCACTGTGATGATGAAGTGCTGATCTTTGATCGCACCGGATTTGTTCAAATGACGAATTTGGAGCGCATCATCCCTACGATGCAACGGAACCGTTGCAATCATGCTGGTGCAATCTCTAATTGTCTGTATTGAGCGAGTCGAGTTCAGTGCGTTGTGCATGTTTCCACCTTAGCCGTTAACACCATGTGTTACTGCGGCGATCTCCACCATGGGAGATTGAAGGCTACGATGATGCGTAGCGATAAAACCGTTGACGATATGGTCAACTGATTAATAAATCTACGCCAAGCATAAGGATTTTGCAACTGGAAAACTCGACCTCAAGATGAATAAAAGCCTTATGGCAGTTAAGAAAAACGGCTTCCATCACTTATGAAAGACAGCGTTACTCATCACTTGTCAGTGTTTTTCTTTCCCAATGTTACAGAGATGATTCTAAAGTTGTAAGGAGTATCAACTTACAGTCTCGCATTGCCGTCAAATCCCCTTGGCAGCATTCTTTCCCTCATGAGCACACAATCCCAACTTTCTGAAATCCTGCGCCTATTGCGCAACCTTATCCGTACTGGTGTCGTGATTGACGTCGATACCGATGGAGCCTTATGCCGTGTCCAAACCGGTGAGATCCAAACCGATTGGCTTAACTGGTTAACGCGTCGCGCTGGCTGTTCGCGTGACTGGTGGGCACCGTCCGAGGGTGAGCAAGTGCTGCTACTGGCCGTTGGCGGTGAATTAGATACTGCTTTCGTGTTACCTGGTATTTATTGCGATGACTTCCCGCTACCGTCTAGTTCGCCCGAGGCTTATCATGCCACCTTTCCTGACGGCGCAGTTATTGAGTATGAACCTGAGACCGGTGCACTGGTTGTGACCGGCATTAAAACCGCCGAGGTGGTGGCATCTGTTTCCGTCGTCGTCACTTCGCCATCAGTCACCGTTACCGCCAGTAAACAAATCACCCTCAATACACCCGAGGTGGTTTGTACTAACAAGCTGACCACAGCAACGCTGGAGGTACAAAAGGGCGGCGTAATGAAAGGCAATATTGAGCACAGTGGCGGGACGTTTAAATCCAATAATGTGCAGTTGGATAAGCATGACCACGGAGGTGTTAAGCGCGGTGGGAATTATACCGAGGGGATAAAATGA